CCACCGCTAAGAGCGTCACCTAGCCCGCCTTTCAAGCCTTCAAATACACCGCCAAGTCCACCTGCAGAATCACCAACGCCATCAATCGCCGCGGATAGCTTGTTGACATCTGCAACGGCTCCGGATGTATTTATATCGGCCATTTTATCAAGTGCTTGGTCGGTTTGCTTCGACTCATTTTGCACCTGATTAAGTTCGGTAGTGACTTTATTCAGACCTGAAAACAGTTCGGATGCATCCAGTCCTAATTTAATTTTGATATCATCGGCCATTGATTCTGCGCTCCATTTTGCGGCGTTCTTTGTGGTAAGTTATTGTATAGGCATAAGTACGGATTACATCCACGCGAGCCGTGTCGTAATATAGTCTTAGATACGCTGCAGGATCGCCGCCTGCAACGCCTTTGAATATCCAATATGAGCCTACAATTTCGCCAAGATAATAAGCACTCTCATCTCCGTCCGTCTCTTCATACTCATCATCGTCTGGGTCGTTAAATACAGTCAAGTCCTCAAGATAGTACTCACATAATGCGGACTCTTCTGCATACCGTTTCACGAAAAAACTTTAGTGAGTCCAAGATTCCGTCTAAGTCTTGGTTTTGCCAAAAGTCGGAATCAGCCTCGGACTGAATGCCAGCTAAAAGCTCGGTATTTTGCACTTTGCTTTCATCGATTACGGCTTTGACAAATTGGAATACTTTTGGAATCGTAGTTTCATCGACATTGATAAGCTCGAATAGATTTGCTCTGACTTTTAGATATGCAGTCTTGACAATTTCTTGGAACTCGAACTCTTGCATAATGTCCTTAAAAGCGTCTTGCCCCTTTGTTAAGTCTATCTTTTTTGCAAGGCTCTCGCGGCTAAATACCTTCTCCATGATCTCGGTCTCGGCGGCTGCTTGAGCGCCTTTAGTATTTGCAAGTTCAGAGAGAAGCGGCGTAACCTTGTCATAAAGAGCGGGGGTCAATTTTGAATAGAGTGCTACTTCGTGTGCTGTTTCGTTTAGATATAATTTCATGCTATCTCCATAGTAAAAATAATGGGGCGGGTTTTGCCCGCCCCGTGTGTATTAGACCGCTGCGTCATTGAACCAAACTTCTTTGTATCCAATCTTTGCAGGGATTGTCACCGCTGACAAACCTGTTACCAAAGATGTCAAGAAGTAACTTGTACCGATAACAAGATCTGTATCATTATTTACAACATCGCCTGCTACTTTGGGCTTAGTGTATTTACCTGATTCTTGGTCAAACGCGCCTGAGTCTTGTGCTAATTTGCAAAGCATCAAAACAATTTTGCGCTTCTTAGGAGTAGAGTTTGTATCTACACCACCGTATACGATTTGCAAAAGTGTATCGCTTGTCGCTTGTGAAGAGTTGAACTTTGTCCCGTCTTCATATTCCCCTTGATCTGCAGTGACCGTTGTAATAGGTGCATAGTTTTCAAGGAATGAAGTGAGTGCCGGATCGTCTTCGTTTTGATCGATTGTAAAAGTCGTGCGTGTTAATGAAGTCTTGATTTTGCGCTTCATTGTATGAATTGCGGTAGCTCCTACTGTAGGTGCTGTTCCGAGTTCATTTGCTGTATAGAATACGCTAAGGTTAGCGCCGCCTACTACCATGATATTACCTCTTAGATAATTGTTTTAGATATGAAAATGTGTTAACTAAATAATCCCAGTTTCTTTGTGATTTATCGCGTGTGTATTCTCTTACCATAAGGCCTCCGTTTCGTTCTGCTTTATGCATTAAGACTTCAGTATCTTGACTATATCCTTTATGATACAAAAGTATATCTGTATCGGCTACGACCGTACCATTCGGATCTACTTCGAGCGTCTCATGGCATATTCTTTGCCATTTGAGAAACGCGCTTCTTCTATGCAGTCGCATTGCCGGTATATTATACCTCTTTCGAATATGCGTATATTGCGGGTCAAGGTCTGCATTGCATCCTGCAATTGACAAATAAGCCGCGACCGCTTCGCTTTCGTTAAGCTCTTGGATATACGCCCAAAACTCATCTTCAGGACTTGCAAGGCGCTCATCAGAATCCATGTGCAAAATCCAGTCTCCAGCCGCATACTCATCGAGCTTATTTCTGCAATAACTGAAGTCGAAATACTCTTCGAAGTCTGGATATTCCCATGAGAGAACTATATGGTCCGAAGTACGACCGACTTCTTGAAAAACAGGCTCTTTAAGTTTTGGATTTACCGCCGTGCGAAGTGCTACGACTTCGACATTATCACTCGGTAAAGAATCCCTCCATCCTTTCAGGTCATCTCCATCCTGAAAGATTACACATGCACTTAACTTCATACATCTCCTCTGTAATATACCGTCCTAAAAGTCATGAAAGATATGCCTTTTGTCTCATCGTCATTAAATGTGACCGCTTGAGCGTCGACAAAATGCACGGGCGCAAAATAAGTGCGCTCATAATCTGACTCATAGACATCGGGTTTGTAGTTTGTGAGCTTATTCTCGATTGCCTCGCATAAGTCTGCAAGCGCCTCGCGTAAATTAGCTTTGCCCGCCGTGCTATTCTTCTTTACCTGTACTCCGACAAGTAAATACATATCCAAAGTGCCTTTATTTGCAAAAGCAGAATCGTCTTCAAGTCCAATAACCTCGCGAGCGTCGGCACCTGACAAAACGCCGACAAAAGGGAACTGATAGGTATTCCATTTATCTAGCATTACTTGGTCATAGACTTTGACCCCACTCATTGTGCGGAGTCTATCTGCTATGGATTTGATCGCCGCTGACTCTCTTGCCATTGTTGTATTCCGTTTATGACTTGTTGTTTTATATCGCTTGCGAATTTGGTATCATTTCGAAGTCTATCGACCGCAGGATTAAAGTACGGGCGGGCGGGTATGTTTACGCCGCCTTTCTTTTCAACACTAAGAGCAAGCCGTTTGAAGTATGGCTGTTTAGTAGTGTAATACTTAGCCCAAAAAAACTGAGCCATAACATAAGTTGACTTATTCATCTTTCGACCGCTCTTGCTTTTAATTACGGTCACGGGAGTAGCCTTTATGAAGCCACCAAATTCTTGAATAGCTGCGTATTTTATGCTTGACCCGTATTCTACTTCAAAGTTATCTCCATTTTGTGAGACTTTGAAAACATTACCGGGCTGACCTTTTGTGAAGCTACGGAAGAGAGCGCCTGAGTAAGTTGTTAGCTTATCGCTCTTTGATGGCGCTATCCTATCGGCTTGACCTTGAAAGTTCATATTAGCTCCGATATACGCCTGCATCACAAAAGGCATGCGCTCCAAGCTCTTCAGAATAACAGGCCGTAAAATGCCCTTTAAAGCTTCGCTATTAATCATTATTACACCGTTGGTATAACGAACTGCGCAAAGTATTTATGCCATCCTATATCGGTTTTGAGTGATTGGCTGACTGTTTGACCCGCGCCGCCTGTTGCGACTGAGTTAAGCCCGAACCAATTACCGCCTTGAGGGCTTTGCTTGTATGCAAGAGTGACCATTTCGGCTATTCCTTGCAAGATTGTATAAGGCATAGACGCATCACTGAAGCCAGTTGTTAGCGTCGCCTTGAATTGTCCATTTGTCTTATCACGAAAGACAATGTAATTAGCATACGGCTCGGCGTTCCATGCATAGTTACCCGCGTCAAAGTTCGCATAAGTTGCAAACTCATTCTCGCGCCACTGCAAAGCCGTAAGAGCCGTGTTAGCATTGTAGGGGATATATTTCCATGAGTGATTCGCTTCGAGGCCGCGTTGAGCTTTTGAGGCGTAAAATTGGTAATATATCGTCCCACTACGGAGAGGCTGACCGCAATAGCCTTCAGCCTCTACATAGCAAGTTGTTATCAGGTCATCAAACCAAGTATACAGCGCCGTATCCTCGGAGGTCGGATCGCCATTAACTTCCAAATTAAGAAAGGTCATGAGAGCATTAAACGCCCTCGGATTTGCGCTTGTATATGGCATGGTTATTTACCTGTTTTCTTTGTTTCTACTTTCGGCGCTGGCTTTGCATCCTTCGCCTTGCCTTGTTTAATAAGAGCCTCGGCAATCGCGGCAGGGAGAGAGGTCTCATACCCTGCCGAAACGCCTTTATACGGCTCGATTAGAATTACATCTACGAGCATAAATCACCTAATTAGGTTGTTGAAGTTTTGAGAACACCGATAGCACTTGGTGCAGGGAATGCGAAAGCAACGCGCTCGACAACTTCGATACCTTTTTGGTGAGTACCACCCAAACCAGTCGCACCGAAATACTCTTTGTATTCGTTAACAGTTACATCCTCGCGGATACCCATTACAGTGAACTGATTCCAATCAGCATAGAATGCAGATGCTGTATTCGCTGCACTCGTTGGGAAGAGTGCATCTGGTACGACATGCATCGGGCGGCCTGTTGGAGTAAAGTATGAATTACCTGTAAGTGCTGTTAAGCCGATTGATGTGATTTCGATAGGACGAACCATGTCGAAAACAGGGCGTGAGCCTGCTGTTTCTTTCATCAAGAAGCCGAAAACTGATTGAGGCACTACGAAAGCACCATTTGCACCAACGCCGGAATTTACACCGAGGCGCAAGTTCCAAAGGTCAGTCCATGAGATCTCGCCGAATGTATCCTTACCAGAGTTATTAGCACCACCTTGGCGAACTGTTGTAGTTCCGGCGATACCTGTTAAGCCTGTAAAGTTTGGAGCAGTACCATTGCCATTGAAAAACTGCTTGTCTTCTGTTTCAGCAAGCGCGCGGCCCAAACCGTTTACTACATAATCCAAGAATGCAGGGGTTGCATCTTGAAGTTGTTCTTCGGAGATAATAGCACCGGCTACAATCTTACGAGCTGTAAGTTGAGTCGCTGTAAAGAAGTTAGTTGAGTCAGTCAAAGTCAAGCCAGAACCTTCAGCAACTACCGCGCCAGTGAACGCGCCACTTGATACCAAGTTCTCTGTTTTGCCACGCATCGGATAGATCTTCGCGAGTGCTCTTGCATATCCATACTGATCTGCAAAATTCATGATCTCTTCGACCCAAAACTGAGGAACGGCCGCGCCACCTTGAGATGCTGTACCTGTATTAAAGTCAGCTCTTGTGATGTACTTTTCGTTTGCTTTGCGTGCAATATCGTCTGCTTGTCCTTCGCGGCCTTTGTGAACTGCAAGAATATAGTCAGCTACGACGCGAGCTTGGTCACGGCGTGCATCATGATCTGCTTTAATTGTTACAAAGCCATTGTTACTTGATGGCTTTTGTGTACGAAGTTGATCGGCAACTTTGCGGTCAACAACTTCTTTCAGTTGGTCTTTTGTTACGATAATGTTTTCCATTATGCAATATCCTTAGATTAAATTGAGTAATTCGTCTGTGTTGAGTTTTTTAGGCATGTTCAAAGTAATTGAACGGCCTGCTTCGCCGGCTACTGCAGATTTGATAATCTTGTAACCGTTTTGAATCATATCCATACCTTCATTAATTTGCGCTTGTGTTGAAGCTGCAATTTTCTTACCTACTCGAGTTTCAGGAACCTCGAAACTAGCCTCGATGGACTCTGCTACCACTTCGACTGGGGGCTCGGCGGCGGCTGGTTCTTCGGCTACTTCGGGTGCGACTTCGCCTTGCAAAACTGCTATCATAGGAGGAGCGCCTGCAGTAATAAAAGCGTTTACGGATGCTTCGGCTTCTTCAGGTGAAAAGCCGAGATTAATTACCTCATTAACAAACGCTTCCTTAATTGCCGGAAGAAGTTCGTCTTTGATCTTGGCTTCGATCTCTGGGGTTAACATTCTCTTTTCCTTTTTGTATTTTTGAATTGAATCTTGGAGTAAAGTCTTGATTGATTTTTTAAGCAATGCTTGACGATTTGCAGGAACTGAAACAACGCTAAACTCTACAAGCTCGGACTTTGTGTAAATAGTTACCTTTTGCCCGTCGATTGTTTTCTCTTCGTATTCTTTTGGAATGATACCAACCGATACCGCTTTTACATATCCTGCATTGATAAGCTTGTTAAGCTTCTTGCCCTCTTCGGTAATACACTCGATTTGAATTGTCGCTTCTAGGTTTTCGCCATTCATTGCAAAGCCTAAGCAGCGTCCGATAGGCCACTTGTCCGAGTCATGCTGTGCTAAGACTATGGGATTATTTAGATATGCTGTATAGTCTATTCCACTTGGAACTATGATAGTCCCATACCGGTCAACTTCGGGGGTCGATACTACGAATGTATAGAGATCATTCTCTTTCTCTTCGTATTCCTTTTCCTTTTCGTAGCCGTCCCTGACTTGTAGGTTCAGCTCGCGTGTTATTAAATTCATATTAAACCTTTATTTTTATTGCTTTTCAACTGGGAATAATTGACATCTGCAGTTCACTGCATTTGAAGCGCTTAGTCCACTACCAAGCGGGCGCTTCGCTTTCTCGGTTTTGACTTCAATGATATTGCCTTCTTTATCGCGAACTTCGGTCACTACCGTAAAATATCCGTCCGCTCCTTGAGTCGAGCCTTCCATAGCAGCATGAGCGGGTCTTACGCGGCCGTCTCTTTGTGTTAGCCATACCATCTCAAAGCCTTCATCTTTGTACACGGCGTATTGCATTCCGCTTGTAACATTTGCGGCGGTCGTATTTGCAATTGCACGCGCTCTGCTTGTTTGAAGTGAGTCGAACTTGGTATTCAAAATCTTAAATAACTCGTCTTTATCCTTACCAGCATTTGCAGTGAGAGTAGCTTGTACTTCTTGCTTGATTACTCCGATAGAATCACGGATTTGAGCGCTTGACTCTTCGACCAAGGCAATAACCTCTGCAGTCGGAGGAACGCCGCCCTCGATTGCAAGAGTCGCATAGAGTTCGGTAGCAACTTGATTTGCAGCATCGGCTATAATTGCGTCGTATTCTGCAAGTTCGCTCTCGGGAATATCTACCGTAGCCAAGGTCAACACGCCGTCATCTGCTAATTGAAAGACTTGCTCTTTGATTTGAGCTATGATCATCTCAACTACATTCTCGAGGCTAGCAGCATTCGATTCAGTTATGCCATCAAAGTTTCTCCAAAAGAGGTCCTTTGCATCGGCTGTAACGATAGGTAGCTTGGCATTTGCTCGGGTTAAGAGTTTTCGAGCCACCACGGGCACGGGAGCGGGATTTACGGCGCTTTGAAGCGGGACAAAACCATTAGCAATAAGCGGCGTATTGCCTTCTGGTATCGGATCGTATCCGCGCTCGCCTCTTGCATCGTTGATTGTCTTGATTCCCCACTTAAGCTCGAACTCTTCTTGCCTCATATCAGCATCGGGGTCTGCATATTCATACGGCTGCGCTTGAATTAAGACATCCTCTTCCCAGCGTCTAAAATGGCGTGTAAACTCTTCGGCAATATAGAGAGCTTCGGGATCGATTGTGTTTTGTCTAAAGATTGCGAACTGGACCTCTGCAGTCGCTCTGTTTTGGAAAGAACCATCAAGCATTCCAGGGGGCACGCCGAAGACTTGAGCGATTTGAGCGCGTGTATCACGGCTCACTGCGTCATAGCTCACTGCAAGCTCGCCTTTTGGTGGGAGTTCTAATTGCATTCCACCTCCGAGCAAAGCTCGGAGCTTGTAGTCTGGTAGTTCTTCATTCCATGCGCTTTTTAGCTTTTGCCATTCGTCTTGATCGAACCTTTCTGGGAACTTTGCAATAAGCGGCGGGACTGTATTATTCGCAAAGAGGCGTGCAAGATAAGCTGATACTTCGCGGTCTATATTCGCATATTCCAAAGCGGCGGAAACAAGACCAACGCCGAAGATATTCATACCGATTATCTCTTCAGGACGCGAGGCGGGATGCAACTTCGCAAGGTGAATAACCTCTTTCTCTGGTATAGCTATATTTCCTTCTTGCGCGGACTGATATACATAGCCATCAATGAAGTTATTCTCGCCTTTAATGACTCGCATTCTTGTCGGATTAAGCACCCACATTTGCAAGGGCACTCGGTATCCGTTTGTCGGAGTCCATATAAACGCATTGCCATTGATGCTAAGCCAATTTTCGATATATCCAAAGACTTGAGAGCGTGTGAAGTACGGATTCGGATTGCTAAGCAGCTCGTTAGTCCAATGACCGCGACCGAGTTCTTCTTTTTCCCAATTTTGCTCTTTGTATGCATCAAACTTGATACCACTCAAAGCATTAGCTCTATGCTGCAAGCAAGCGAATACCGTCCCTCGAAGCGAGGCGCTTAACTCATTACCGACTTGAGTCGCACCGATATTGCGAGAGCCACCCGACCGAATATACGGTCTGTCGTTTCTTCGCGGTGCAACTGCGCTCGCGATTCTATCTCTAAGTTGGTCAAGTAGACTCATACATATATCTGTGGAGTTTTGCGAATAGCGTTGAAGGCATAGCCCAACGCGTCAATAAAGTCATCATGCTTGTCTTGCGGAGTGCCCGTAAACGAAAGCAGCTCCTCGGTAAATTCTGGATTGATATGAGGGACATGATAGACAAGCCCTTGCTCATATCTTGCCTCTACAGGCTGAAAGCGAATAACCTTGTCTCGATCCGCCCTCACACCTACGACATTCATCTTAGTATTTCTTTTCAGCTCTTGAACCATCCAAGCTTGCGCCTGGTTTGATTCCACTGCAACTACTCTTGCATTCCATCTTTGTTCAGCTGACATTATCTTACGGCCTATTTCTTGGAACTGCGCTCTAAAATGATCGGCCTCAACTACAACAACCTCACCATCTTTTGTCGTGCCTATTACCACGATTGCAGTATAATCTGCAGTCTCTTTCTGGCTAATTGCCAAGTCCACTCCGATGTAATACGCCGTGCATTCTTGGCCGTTTGTAGTCCGTAACCATTCGCGTTTGATCTTAGCCGCTGATCTATCGACATATTCTGCAAGAAACTCTTGCGCAAATACTAAGCTCGGTAATAGCTCCTTTTGCCTATCGACTTCGCTTATCTTGATTTGCCCGCCGTCGTATGTCGAGTAGTGGAATGACTGCCAATCTTGCATCGTTTCGCTTAGCTGATCTAATTGCCAAAAGTGGTTTTTACCTTTTGGCGTTGAAAAGAAATAAGCATCTCCTTCATAATCTGCTAGCATCGGACTAAGTACAAAGTTCCAATCGTCTTCAGCATTCGGACAATGCGCCCACTCATCGCAAATCACTCTATGAAACTTATTACCTCTTAAGCCATCCGCCCGGTAAATACCTTGCAAAACCAATGTACTACGGCCTAGTTTAATCTGGCCTTGTTTGTAAGTTGCACCAAGCGGTGCAAAGAAATTCTGTGCTTCGGTCTCTCGTCCTG